TAATATACATAATTTTAATATATAAATAATATGGAATTAGAAAAAGTATTAAAGCTAATAAAAAATAAATTAGATAGCTTAACTATACTTATAACAACTGGGGTTGACACCATGGAAAATTATAAGTATATATTAGGACAAATAAATGCCTTAGAGGCAACTAAACAGGAAATCTCTAACCTGCTTAAACAGAAGGAGCAAAAAGATGAACAAGGAAACGTTATCGACATCGGACAAGGAACTACCAAAGCATAAAAACGCTTTGGAAGAAAAGTACCAACACGAAGAAAAAGAACCCTTAAATCCAGACAATATTAAAGAACAAGTTTCACAGCTACCCGCTCCTAGCGGCTGGCGACTTTTAGTTTTGCCCTTTACACCAAAGGAGAAGACTAAAGGTGGAATTTTAATCGCACAAGAATCTCTAGACAAATTACGAGTCGGGACGAATTGTGGTTATGTACTCAAGATGGGTCCGATGGACTATCATGATAGAGAAAAGTTTCAAACGGGACCGAAGTGCAAAACAGGCGATTGGGTTATATTTGCACGCTACGCAGGATCAAGACTACCCATCGAAGGTGGAGAAGTTCGTATATTGAATGACGACGAAGTTTTAGGAACCATCAAGGATCCTGAATCCGTACTTCATCATAATTAATCATAGGAGGAACTATGCCAGAAGAAAAAACAGTTGATATCGATACAACCGGCCCAGGCGCGGATGTCGAAATCAAAGAAGAAAAAGAAGAAGAGCTTAAACCGGTAGAAGAAACGGTAAAAGAACCGGAGAAAAAAGAAGAAGTTGAAGAGAAACAAGAAGCGAGCGACGAGAAACCAGAAGAAAAACCCGAAGAGAAACCTAAAGAAGAATTAGAACAATACAGTGAAGGCGTTCAAAAGAGAATTGCCAAGTTAACGAAGAAATGGCGTGAAGCAGAGCGACAAAAAGATGCCGCTTTGGATTATGCTAAAGGCGTTCAGTACGAACACTCTCAATTAAAAACAAGATTTTCAAAAATGGAGCCGAATTATGTTAAGGCTTTAGAAAATCGCGTAGCATCTGGAATGGATGCAGCTAAAGCTAAATTGACAACGGCAAGAGAAGCCGGCGACATTAATGCTGAAGTAGAAGCACAAAAGTCCATTGCACAACTCGGTATTGAAGAAGTGCGTTTAAACGCTTTAAAAGACAGACAGTCTCAAGATAAAGATAAGGAAGTAAGAACGCCTTCTTTACAGGATACTGTCGGAAGAACTCCACCACCAGATCCAAAAGCTGAAGCATGGGCTGAAAAGAATGCATGGTTCGGGAAAGACAATGCTATGACCTATACGGCTTTTGATTATCATAAGAAACTAACGGAAGAAGAGGGCTTCGATCCTAATTCAGATGAATACTATGCTGAAATAAATAAACGAATGCAACTTGACTTCCCGCATAAATTTGGTAAGACTGATTCACAGGAATCGACTAAACTAACACAAACAGTAGCTTCGGCGAAGCGAAGTGTAAATCCTAGTCGCAAAACTATCAGGCTCACATCATCTGAAGTTGCAATCGCCAAAAAATTAGGTGTGCCACTTGAAGAATATGCGAAACAATTAAAAATCATGAAGGAGGTATAAGCATATGAGTACCGAAAAAATTAAAACTTCCCGTGCGAGTCAAACTAGAGAAAAAACTATTAAAAAAGCAGTTTGGACTCCCCCATCATCTTTAGATGCACCCCCTGCGCCTGCAGGATTTCATCACAGGTGGATAAGAGCTGAAACTATGGGCTTTACAGATACAAAGAACATAGCCGGCAGATTAAGATCGGGATATGAACTCGTAAGAGCAGATCAGTATCCAGGATCGGAATATCCAGTGATGACGGAAGGCAAATACAAAGGGGTAATCGGAGTTGGTGGCCTGTTGCTGGCAAGGATACCAGAAGAGATCGTCAAAGCGCGCGATGAGTATTTTAGAAAAATTACTCAAGACAGAGACGACGCGGTTGAAAGCGATCTTATGAAGGAACAGCACCCAGGAATGCCAATCAATGCTGAAAGGCAGTCCCGTGTAACCTTCGGTGGTACTAAGAAAGACTAATTTATTAGCGATTCTTATCCAACGAAATTTTATTAATCGTAAGCTACGGATAGTAGTTTACAAAGGAGACAATATGGCAAATCAAGACGCAGCTTTTGGTTTTAGACCTGTAAGACATCTTACAGGTGGACAGGTTAGAACGGAAGAAGCTAATATTGCTAATAACTACAACACAGCTATTTATACTGGTCAAGTAGTTACAGCGGTTACAGCAGGCGGTATATCAGCAGCAGCAGCAGGAGACGTCCAAATGGCGGGTGTTTTCGGTGGCGTGTTTTATACTGACCCTACGACTAACAAACCAACATGGAAAGCATACTATCCAGCTAGCACAGCAGCAGCTGATATAGTTGCTAACATATACATGGATCCAAACATTGTGTTTGAAGCACAACACGATGGCACTGGCACAGCAGCCCTAAATTTCGCAACAGGGAACTTTGTAGGTGTGGCGGGAAGTACTACTACTGGACAATCGACTCAGGAACTAGATACTTCTTCATTTGGAACTACAGCCTCAGGACTTAAGCAGGTTGGTGTATCTAAAGATCCAGACAACAGTGATACAAGTTCAGCTAATGCTAACGCATACGTCGTGTTTGGCACTGGTGAAAATGTATTCACATTCGCAACAGGCATATAGGAGTATAAAAACATGGCAATATCACGACAACAACTAGTTAAAGAACTAGAACCAGGTTTGAATGCACTATTCGGCCTGGAATACAAAAGATACGATAAGGAACATAAAGAAGTTTATGTTCAAGAATCATCTGACAGAGCTTTTGAAGAAGAAGTAATGTTATCTGGATTTGCGAATGCATATGTTAAACCGGAAGGTTCAGCAGTTGCTTTTGACAATGCTCAGGAAACATTCACTGCAAGATATACTAACGAAACAGTAGCTCTTGCATTTGCTTTAACTGAAGAAGCAATGGAAGATAATCTGTATGACAGACTCGCGTCTCGTTATACAAAAGCACTAGCGCGATCAATGGCGAATGCAAAAGAAATAAAAGCAGCAACACCGTTGAATCAAGGTCTACCAGGAGTAGACAATTATGATTCAGGTGATGCAGTTTCTTTATTTAGCACAGCGCATCCGATCATCGCTGGTACTTTCCAAAATACGTTATCAACCCAAGCGGACCTTAACGAAACATCATTAGAACAAGCATTGATTGACATTGCTGGAATGACTGATGAAAGAGGTTTAAAAATTGCAGCTAGAGGAATGAAAATGATTGTTCCTTCTGAAAATCAATTTAATGCTGACAGATTGTTACAATCTCAAGGTAGAGTTGGAACAGCTGATAATGATATCAATGCTATAAAAAACATGGGGATGGTTCCTCAAGGTTATAGAGTAAATCACTATCTAACAGATACTGATTCTTGGTACATTATTACTGACGTTCCTAATGGAATGAAGTATTTTGAAAGATTACCTATCCAAACCAAAATGGAAGGTGATTTCTCGACTGGAAACGTAAGATACAAAGCTAGAGAAAGATACGTCTTTGGCGTATCCGACCCTAGAGGAATATTTGGCGTTGAAGGTACTTAATATTTAATATATATTGAGAGGGCGGTCTTCGGATCGCCCTCTTTTTTTATGGATGTGATTATGAAAAAATTTAGAATTCAAATTCGAGCTTATGATTATGCTGCTGATTTTATTGTAAAATCAGAGGATAATGCTGTAGCTATTGAGAAAGCAATACTTGACAAACTGGGACAAAATACTGTAAAATGGGAAAAAGATGGATTTAGTGATTCATTGCGGAGAAAATGGATAACCTATGAGGAGGTTATAAATGACTCAAGACCTATACACTATGAAACGGTCCTTGGAACTCGAGTGGCATCAAGAGCACCTGAAGGAGGGCAGATATAATATAAATATGGGATATATCGACAAAAAAATTCAGGAAATTGTTAAACGAATTGTTACTGAAGAGTTTGAAGAAGCAACTCGTCTGACTCAACAAAAAGACGCCAAGCCCGAAGTTTCGATAGCCACTTAAGCGCTATCAAAAATCAACTTTTTACTACAAGATACCTTGCACTTTTTTTAAAAAAGGGCTATAAAAAAAATACTATACAATTATTAATTAGATCTAGACGCGTATAGTCGACGGCCTAGAGACTAGATCTACATAATCTAGGAGGATTATAATTATGGCAAAAACAAACTTTTCTGGTCCGATAACGACTGGAAGATTTCAATTTAATGGGGCAACTCAAGTTAGGACGTCTCAGTTTTTACAAAACTCAGCACAGTTTCCTATTGACTATGCCTATTTTGAAGCAACAACTGATGCTGATAGACTAGCAACTGTAGCGAATAACCCAGCCGGTAACCAAACGGTTGACCTTGAATCAGTAGCAGGAACAAATGTTTCTGGTCTGACTTTCGGTGGTGGTATTCCTGCAATGGTTGTCACACTTACATCGAGTGGTAACGATTCCTCTAATACATTTACTATTACAGGGACGGACGTTAATGGATTTGCTCAAACGGAAGATCTTACGGGTCCGAGTTCAACAACTACAAGTTCTGCAAAAGGGTACAAAACAATTACTGACGTAGTTGCAGACGGTGTATTTGTGGGAGCGATTAAAATGGGGATTTTGGCAACGGATAAAATTTCGTGGGCGTTAAGATCTTTATATAATATTGTTCCAGGTTCTGCTGCAGGCGGAGCTGCTCAAACATCAACTTCTACAAGCAAGAATTTGGCGAACAATATCGTGATTCCAAAACAATCTCGTCTAATAGAACTTAAACTGTTTAACTGGACAGCGTTTGACACAGCAGGCTTCGACGTTGAATTTGGTGCCAATGTGTCACAAGCAGGTGGAGCTACACTCAACAGTTTTGATGATAACTATTTCACCACAACTACTGATGTAAAAGCTACGGGACTTTTTTCTGTAGAAAACGCAGGATTGACTCAAGCAGTTGGTCTTGCACCGAGAATGTTTAACGTATCAAACGGTGATACAGCTGGTTATCCAATGGAAAAAATATTGGTAATGAGTGCAAAATCAGATGATACTATGTCAACTGGTTACGGCGTTGTCACTGCAACTTGGTTACAGTTAAATAACGCTACTAACTAATATTCATAATTATAACGCTCCTTCGGGAGCGTTATAGAATAGGAAAAAATTATGGGAAATGTAACAAGTGTAAAGTCGAAATTTTTTGAACCGCAAGGTGTCGATGATAATTTAGTGTCTACAACAGGTACAGCGACAACTTTAGTTATAGCTGACGGAGGACCTTATGGAAATCTTACAGAAACAATAACTATTGCATCTGCTAGTGGCAATAATACTGGAAATACTTTTACGATCACAGGAACTGATGGCAATGGAGATGCTTTAACCGAGGATCTTACAGGACCAGGCTCAGGTGCTACAGTAAATTCTGCAGAGAAATATTTAACGGTTACAAGTATTGTTTCTGATGGAGCTATTGTAAGTGATATTTACGCTGGCATATTGGGAACAGGAACAGGTACTGGAATTGTATTTGCGGGTAGAACTAGAATCAGAGGATTAACAGGTACAAGTAAAGCTTCGGCTGGAAATGTAGTTTTTAAGAATACTTCAATAACAGGAACTAGTTTATTAACGATTCCTTTAACAGGGGCAGTGTCTTCTATGGACCCTTATGTTCCTGATAATGGGGTACTGTTTAAGGCGGGTGCTTATGTTAATTTAACGGCTGCTGATGTTACAGGTATAACAGTATATTACGACGGTTAATAAGGAAACTGTATGGCCAACACGACATCCGGAACAGCAACGTTCGGGAAAACGTTTGCAATTGATGACATCATTGAAGAAGCTTTCGAGAGATGTGGTATTAGAGGAGTCGCTGGTTACCAGTTAAAAACTGCCAGACGCTCTTTAAATATTATGTTTCAAGAGTGGGCGAACAGAGGTATTCATCTCTGGGAAATCGCAGATGGTTACTTAACTCTTGTCGCTTCTACCAATCAATATATTGGCTATCGTTCATGCGCCGATGGAACTTCAACTTTATTAAATAGTGCGGGTGCCGCTTTATATGGTACCGATGATATTTTTGAAGCATCCTATCGAAGTAGCGCAGGGACAACTAGTCAATCGGATAGTCCTTTAACAAAAATTTCAAGATCCACTTATTCTTCATTATCAAATAAATTAGCATTAGGACAACCTTCCCAATACTGGGTTCAAAGATTTATAGATAGAGTTACGGTTACTTTATACACGACTCCAAGTTCAAGTCAGGCTGGAGATCAAGTTCAATTTTATTACATGAAAAGAATTGAAGATGCAGGTGCTTATACGAATGCAGCTGATGTTCCGTATTATTATATTCCATGTATGTGTGCAGGTTTAGCTTATTATATAAGTATGAAATATTCACCTGATCGAACACAAAATTTAAAATTATTATACGAAGATGAATTACTAAGAGCGGAGGCAGCAGATGGTTCGGAAGCGAGTACTTTTATTACTCCCAAAACCTATTATCCATCTAGCGCATAATTATGGCTCGATTTGCACAAGGAAAATATGCATTAGCCGTTTCAGATATTAGTGGACAATCTTTTCCATGGAACGAAATGGTTACCCAATGGAATGGATTGTTTGTACATTATTCTGAATTTGAAGCTAAGCAACCCCAACTCGATCCGAAACCAAGTGCAGCTGATCCAACCGCTTTAACAAAATCACGACCTCAACAACCTTCCCCTGATGCGTTAAGATTTTTAGACTTTAATGCTTTAACAACTGTGTCTGCAGCTTCAGGACTTATAAATGTCTATTCAGTAGATCATCAAAGAACTTATGGAACGACTATAAGATTTAGAGGACCTCCTACGACTTCTCCTGGAACAGGAACTCCTGATACTGTAGGA